CAGCGATTCCACCGCTACCCGGGCCTTGAAATCCGCCGTGAACCGGCGCCGTTTCCTCATCGTGTATTCCTCCGTCATCCGGTGAAATACACCTTAACCCCCTGTCCGCTTTTCCGGGACCACCTCACCCTTCAATCACCACGATAGAAGCTTGTTATAAAACGGCTGTACTTGGACGCAATTACAGCCGTTTTATAACAAGCTGAACCGTCGCGAGGCTTGGAGCCCGTAGCGCTCCGCGCGCGCCTCTCCCGAGGGTAGCGCCGACCATAGCGAATTCGGCCGGTTTCGTCCGGGAGAAAAGTGTTTCATGTCGGATTGACGCTCAATATTTCCGCTCGGCGTCGGCGCGAACCCGCTCGGCATACCGGCGCACATGGCTTCCCGTGTGGAGTCGCGGCTTGCCGTTGAGCCGCGCCGCGATGAGCGCGAGGCCTGCCACCCAGTGCCGCCACGCGGTCGAGCGGGCCATACCGAACCGATAGCAGATCGGCTTTCACCGGGTATTCGCCGCGCGCTCCCAGACGATCTTGGCGTCGACGGGGTCGAGCCAGCGCAGCCACGTCATGGCCTCGTCCATCCGGCTGATGGCTGCCGGCGATGGCCGGGCCGGACGAAGCACCGCATCATGCCAGCCAAACGCGTCCCGGAAATCCCGCACCACCTCCGGCCAGGTCGCGTAATAGCCCTGGACCCGCTGTTCCGGCAGACATCGCATCACCTGGGCGGCCTCCGCCATGCGCTCCTCGACCACGCTCGCCGTCCACCGTCCCTCAGTCATGGGCTGCACCCTCGGCTTCCCGCTTGCCATAGAGCCTTTCGCCAAGTTGCCGGACCAGCTCCCGCTCCGGCCAGGTCAGCCGATCGTCCTCGACCGACACGGCGAGCACCCCCTGTTCCCGCCAACCGTCCCGCTTGACGTCATCGACGGGCCGCCGCTCGCCGCCATACCCCTTCGGATGCCATCTCATCGCTGCACCTCCCGGAGGCAGGCTGCGTAGCCGGCAACATCGACGATGCTGTCCAGATGCTTCGGGTCGTGGACAAGGCGGGCCATCTTGAGATCGATCAGGCAGAGCGCCACCTGGGCCGGCGTGACCCTGGCGCCCAGCACCAGGGACCAGCGCTTGGCGATGTGATCGAACAGCGCCGTGGCCTCACCGTACTGCCGCCGCCGGGTCTCGACCACGCCGGCGGCGTGCTTGAGCATCATTTCCGCGTTCATTGCCCTGCCTCCTTTGCCAGCTGCCGCTGGCCGTAAAGCGCGATCAACGCCGCCTCGGCCCGTCCGTTGTCCTTCACCCGCGTCCACTGTCCGGCATGGCCGGGCATCAAGGCGGAAGCCCGCGCCCGGCTGCCGTCCTTGCCGGCGCGCACGCCGAGGCCGGAACGCCATTTGCGCGGCGCTACGTAATCGGTCGGAATGAACCCGGCGGACAGCACGCCCTCAACGATGCCGAGCGACCTTCCAAACTGGAACATGCCGGTTACGCCCTGTCCGGGCATGGCGCCGACCTGCTCGACGAAGGCGTGGGCGACGGGGCCGTGAGCGTCGACGAGGCGCGCCAGTTCGTAGCGGTCGATCTCACGCTTGGCCTTGCCGCCTCGCTTCAGCCGGTGCACCGGCATGTCGAAGATCTCGAGAGCGCCATCGGTATGCAGGAACGCCAGCGCGCCGCCCAGTCCCGGATCGATGCCGAGAATTTTCTGATTATCATGGTTCATGTCGCTGGCCTCCTTTCGCCAGGGTTATGCGGTTCACCCATCGCCCTGCGCCGGTTCGTTGGGATAGAGATTGATGACCTCGGCGTCGGGGAAGACGCCCTTCGCCGCCTTGAGCAGCTCCATGCCGCCGACCAGCGCCGCCACCTCGTCGGGCGTGATCCAGATGACCTTGTCGCCGTGCAGCTCCCGCACCCGGGCGATGGCGTGCTTCTGCTCGCCGATGGCGACCCTGGTACCGGTCGCGCCGTGAAAGCCGAGCAGACAGGCGTCGTCCTCGGCCCCCGCCGCCTCCATGGCCCGGGCGATCGCCGCCCAGCCCCGGCACATGGCGGCCGCCTGCTCCTCGACCTCGGGGTCGCTGCCGGTAATGAGGGCCTCGTGGTAGAGGTCCTGCTGCTCGGTGAAGAGCCGGTGCAGGTCGGCATCGACGCGCTTGAGGGCGGCCAGTGTCCAGCGGCTCTCGAAGGCCTGGGCGGCCTCGGCGACCTGGCTCATGACGCGGGGGATCAGCGGCTCGCCGACCCTGCGCCCGGCCCGGCCCGGCAACGCCGCGCTCACCACGACCCCACCATCAAAATGCGGCACGTCTCGCGCGCGCGTATTTCCTTGCCCTTACATTTCATCTTTTGGCTCCTTTTTTGATGTTCTGGATTGACTGGAAAAGAAGTGCCGCAACCTGACCTGATGCCCTGAAAGTCCTTGGTTTCCGCCGGCTTGGACGTGCGGCACTTCGATGTGCCGCACGAAAATCGCGAAGTGCCGCAATGTGCAGCGGATTTGCGGCAGGCCTTGCGGCACTTCGGAGGCCGATTTCGGTCGCCGGCATGTCCATCAGAACCTCGGCTCCTTGCCCTGGCGCCGGCCTGCCGTGGGGTCCTGGAAGGACTTGTTGATGAAGTTGTCGGCCTCGCCCGAGCCCGTCTGCTTGCCGTAGTTGTTGTCGGCGTAGTCGTGGATGTGGCCGATGCCTTCGTCGGTCAGTTTCAGCCCGGTGACGTAGCGGCGGCTGCCGATCCGGTGATCGCCGGTTCCCGGCATGGCGCGGCAGATGGCCGGGAATACGGTGCGGCCGCCGAAGGGCTTGGCGTCCTGGCCGAACTCCGAGATCATCCAGCCGTTGAGGGAAGCCAGCAGGTCGCGGCGATCGACCATCATGCCGTCCGACGGCAAGACCGCCGTCGCCAGCCAGGCGCCGATGGGGTTGTTGTCGTGCTCGAACATGCCGACGGCGTCGCGCATCACCTTGGGCGGATCGAAGTACCGCCGCTCGGCCAGCCGGGCGTAGCCCTCGAGCGCCCAGTTGAGGACACCGCCGAGTTCGGCCTCGATCACCCGCCCGGAGATCGATTTATCCTCGGCCGCCGTCTCGTCGTGCTCGACGGTCATGGGCAGCACGATGGAGCGGTTGTAGACCGCGTGGGACCGGTCCTTGACCCGGGGCAGGTGGTTGGCGGTGAGGCAGACCGCGATGTCGAGGCTGCCCTCCCGGTTGTCCTTGTTCTTGCGCGGGATGCCGACCGGCTCGCCGGTGACGATGACCTTGTAGCGCTCGGCGTCCAGGAACTCGCCGCTCGAGACCGCGTCGTCGGCGATCCGGGCCGAGGCCCGGATCAGCGGCTGCATCCCGAAATGCTCCTCCAGATCCCGGGCCCGCATGCCGGTGGCGCGCCCGCCGATCAGGGCGCGCAGCACCTGCGCCAGCTGGGTCTTGCCGGTCCTGGACGGGCCATAGACGATCAGGCCCTTGGTCATCTCGCGGCTCTTGCCGCGCACCAGAGCCGAGCCGAACCACCCGGCGAGCGTTCCGGTGACGGCCCGGCGTTCGTCCTCCTCGACGGTGCCGAAGGCGGTTTCCAGAAAGGCGATCCAGATCGGGCAGGTCGCCGCGGCATCGATGTCAGCCTCGACCCGGCAGGTGGCGTAATCCGTCTCCGCGTGGCCCCGGATCTTCCGGGTCCGGGGGTCGATGACGCTGTTGCGGCAGACGATGACGCCGGCGGCGTCCCACTCGATCCCTTCGCGCAGTAAGCCGGGATGCTCCATCACGTAGCGCCAGGCGGCGTTCAGCAGCTGCGGCGAGGTCTTCTGGCCCATGGCCCGGACCACGCCCTGGATGGTGACCCGCATGATGTGGTCGAGCTCGTCGTCGAAGGCCCGCCAGAACCCGTCGGCATGGGTCCAGGCCTGGCCCCGGGTCAGCATCAGCACGCCACGATGATCGGCCCAATGGGCGATGGCGGCCTCGCCGACCTGGGCGATCAGGTGTTCCTTGGCGGTCTTGGCTTTCTTGGCGGGCTCCGGTTTGATGGCGCCGTCGCCGGCGGCGACTTTCCCGGCGGCGCATTTCTCGCGGGCCTTGGCGAGGCTGACGACGCGCTCCCGGGCCTTGTCTCCGAATTTCTCCCGCGCCGAGGCGATCATCCGGCGGATCGCGCCCTCTTCGCGCTTCCAGTTCCAGGTCGCGCCATGGCGCCCGGCGGCGGCGCGGGTGGCATCGAGCAGCAGGGCGACGATCTCGTCGTCGTCGACATCCTGTGAGGCGAGCGAGGCGGAAACCCGCAGCTGCGTCTGGTGAATGCTGGTTTCGCCGTCGCCCAGGCAGGTCATCGCGGCCAACGCCTGCTCGACGTCGAGCGGCGGCTTGAAGCCCAGGCGCTTGGCGGCGGCAAGGTAGGGATTGTCGTCTTGGCTGGTCGAGTCGCTGTCGCCCGTTGAGGGGCGCTCGACCACGGGTCGTTGCCAATCGAGCCATTCGACGAGGTCATCGAACTCGTGGCGCGCCCAGGTGGCGTCGAGAACCCTGCACTCGACAGGCGCGCCGGCGTTGGCCGCCACGACGTCGGGCTTGGTGTTCAAGGTGCCGGGCAGGCGCATCACCCGGGCCAGATCGCAGACATTGAGATCGCCGGCGCAGATCCCGGCCAGCTGTTTCAAGGTACGGGTGATCGCCTCCTCGGTGGTTTCGGCATCCGGCGCGTCGGCGCTGACGTCGATGGCTTCGTTGAGGAGCCAATAGGCGTGCAGGCCGCCACCGCTGTCGACGATCACCGACGGCGGAAACGGCAGCGGGCGGAGTTCCGAGACGACCGCGTCCTTGTCCAGGCCCATTTTGCCCGTATCGATGTCCGCCCAGAGCGCCGGGCATTCCGCCAGATCGACCCGCCGCCCGGTGTGCGAGCCGGTGATCCGGGTGCAGACGCCGAAGAACATGCCGCGCCCCTCGCCGTCCCATCGGGAGCAGTGCGCGGTGATCATCTCCATGTCGCGGGTGAACAGGGGCCGCGCCGGGCCTTCGCCGCTGCGGTTGGTGAACGAGCGCAGTTCGACGGCGTGCTCGGTGGTCGCGCCGAAGAACTCGGCGAGGAAATCAGCGGACTCCTGATACGATCGTTCACGCATTATGGTGTTCTGGCCGGCTTGCTGTTGCGGGTTGGTGTGGAGTTGGACGGAGGCGTTGCGGCGCCTCCGCCCAACGTGTCGGGTCCGGGACCCCGAGGGTCTGGAACCTGGTACGACGGCCGGCGCCGGGACGGTTCGCGCTGTCGGCGGCGCCGGTCGTTCCCTCGGGTTCGAAAGCCGGTTCTTCCCCGGTCTGGCCCCCCGCCTCGCCGCTCAGCAGGTCGACCTCGTCCACCCAATCGACCAGTTCGAAGACCGGCACGTCGACACGGCCATAGGCCTTGTTGGGATGCGCGTAGTCGGAGGCTTGCAGCTCGACCACGGGCAGCTTGCCGGGCTTCTGCCGGTAGACCGTGCCGTAGGTCTTGGCGAAGGCGCCGATGGCCCCGATGCCGCTGCGGGTGCTGGTGGCGAACAGGAACGCGTCGCCGGTTTTCGGCCCCTTCAGCGGCAGGTGGTTGGTGAACTGCCAGGGGTCCTTGGGATCGCCGCGGTCATCGGTCTCCCACTGCGACCGGTCGTCGTCGCCGAGTTCGCTCCGCCGCGGCGGCGCCACGCCGTCGGCGATCAGCACCATGACCTCGTCGGTCGGGCGGCCGTCCCACCACCGGACCCAGCCCACCCTGGCTCCCGCCATGTTGGCGATCAGCCGGGTGCCGAGCGGGATCTCGATGTCGTCCTGGCTGTAGAAGTAGCGGCCCTTGCGGAACTTGATAATGTTGCGCGCACCGCCGGTGGCCTGCTCGCCGTAAGCGGCATAGGGGTTGTCGTCGTCGGGGTTGGCGACGGCGCCGCCGCTGGTCTGGAACCTGGTAAATTGTTGTGGGGTACGTTTGACATTTTCGGGTTTCCTTATGTCAGGTTGCGGTTACTTGACCTTGATGGTCAGACGTTCGCCGGGATCTCCCGGCGTCTCGAACGGCGAGAGATCGATGCCGGCCGCCTCGACGGCCTTCCTGTCCAGGGACATCCGTCCCTTGACCGGGAAGCAGGTCACCGACCAGTTGTCGCCTTCGACCTTGCGGGTCCGGTGTTCCCGCAAGAATTCCTTGATCCGTTCCCGGGCCTCGGCATGGCGCCGGGCCGTGGCGTCCTTCTCGGCCCGCGCCGCCTGCTCCTCGTCGACCAAGTCCTTGAGCGCCGCGAGCGCATTGCCGCCGAGCGGTTCCCTGTCATCGGGGATGGCGCCGACGGTGTCGCCGGCGCAGCGGCTCCGGTGCGGGCAATATCGGCACTCGCCGCCGCCGGCGAGCTTGCCTTCGGGCGGCAGGTCCAGGGATGCGGCCGCCGTCATGACCCGGGTGGCGCGGGTCTTGGCCGCCGCGTAGATCTCCGCATCGAACGGGATCGCGAACTCGGTCACGTCGTCGAGGAACGAGGCGTCCGTGTAGGAGATCAGCGCGTAACTCGGTTTGTACTCGGTGCAATGCCGGATCAGGCCCATCTGGCAGTGGACCTGGAATTCGTGCTCGGCCTTGGCGTCCTTGAGGCTGACGCGGGGATCGATGCTCTTGCACTCGACCACCAGGCTGTCGCCGTTGATGTCGTCGACGCCTTGGTGGGAGAGCGCGTCCGGAGAGACGCCGACCAGCAGGCCGTCGCTGGTGGCCGAGAGATAGCCATCGACCAGGGTTTTCTGATCCTGGCCGGCGAACAGCAGCGCGACGCCATCGGGCAACTGGGCGCGGATGCCCGGCTCCCAGTGATGGTTCTCGATGAGATCGCCGCGCAGCTTGGCGCCGTAGCGGTCGACGTAGTCGGGATCGGGATCGACGCCGTTCTTGATGAACCAGGTCTTGCGCAGGCACTGGCCGACCTCGCTGGCGCCGACGGTCAGATCCCGATCGTGTGCCCAGGTCTTGCCGTTGGCCGCGACGTGGGCGTCGAGCATGGATTTGATGGAAATCGCCGGCATCAGGTCACCTGCAGCAAGCGTTTGATGATGAA